AGCTGCGAGATGTCCGTATCAATCCTAACGAGTTGGAGTTAAGCATGTCCGATTACGATAAAGAGTTGGAAGCCTTCTTGATTAAAATCGGTCAGGCAGCACCAACAGCAGCACCAACACCAAAGCCAGCAACCAAGAAAGATGAGGAATAAGCCGTGGCAGTATTTCTGAATAATGGAGTAGTTCTTACTGTTAATGCGGTGGATCTCTCTGACCATGTAACATCAGTAACAATCAATCGTTCTTTTGATGAACTAGAAGTAACAGCGATGGGTGACTCAGGTCACAAGTTCGTTAAGGGTCTAGAAGCATCATCTATTACAATCGATTTCCTTAATGACACAGCTACAAGCGAAGTCCTACAGACTTTGCAAGCTGCATGGGGAACATCTACTACAGTCACAGTGAAGCAAACATCAGGTGCAACATCTGCAACTAATCCGCTATACACAATGACTTGCTTGATTAACAACACTACAGACATCAATGGATCAGTAGCAGACCTAAGCACACAATCTGTAACATGGACTGTTAATGGCACAATCACTGTAGCAGTAGCGTAATTAACTAACAAAGGGGCAACCAATGGCAAGACTAAAGATAGTTCGTACAGATGGAAGCGTAATTGAAGGCGAGATTACTCCAGCAGTGGAGTATGCGTTTGAACAGTACGCTAAAATGGGGTTTCATCGTGCTTTTCGTGAACTTGAGCAACAGAGTCATGTCTATTGGCTTGCATGGGAAATTACACGCAGATCAGGTGAATCTGTTAAGCCTTATGGGATTGAGTTTATCGAGACACTTAAGAGTGTTGAGGTTTTAGACTCAGACCCTTTAGCTTAAAGCGCGATTATCCATTCACCTACTTAATAGCTCGCTTGAGCATTAGGTTGGGAATCGCGCCTCAGCAGTTATTAGAATTAGATAAGACCATGCTAGATGCATTATTGCAAGGTCTCAAAGATGAGCAGAAAGAGGTGAGCGATGCCAGCAAGCGTCAAGGGCGGCATCGCGCTTAGAAAGTCTTTACGCGCCTTTAGTCCAGATTTAGCCAAAGCATTACCTAAAGAAGTTGCAGCAGCTTTAAAGCCAATTACTAAGTCTGCTCGCGGATACTTGCCAGATAACTCATCAGTGTTAAGCGGATGGTTGCCTAGAGAAAACTCTCAAGCTCGTTTCCCTACCTACGATGCCAGAATTGCTAGAGCTGGCATTGGCTATAAGACCACACCATCAAAGCCTAATCGCAGAGGCTTCAGATCACTTGCTCGCGTATTCAATAAGAGTGCAGCTGGAGCAATTTATGAGACTATGGGTCGCAAGACACCTAGCAGTTCTTTTGTTCAGAATCAGAATAATAAATATAACGCACCAATTAAAGGTAAAGACAAGATGGCTGGTCGTGCCTTGTTTAGAGCCTATGATGAAAACAACGGCAAAGCGAGAGAAGCAGTGTTAAAAGCAATTCAATCTGCTGCCAACAAACTAAACGCGAGAGCAAAGGTGTAACTCATGGCAAACATTATGATTGATATTGCCGCAGAGTTTGTAGGCAACAAGGCATTTAAACAGGCAGACACAGCAACAGAACGTTTGACTAAGAATGTCAAAACCCTTGCTAAAACTTTTGGAGTAGCCTTTAGCACAACAGCAGTTCTTGCTTATGGCAAGGCTTCAATTAAAGCGGCAGCGGCAGACCAGAAGGCACAGCAACAACTGGCTCTGGCTTTAAAGAATGTAGGACTTGAAAGAAACGCAGCATCGGCTGAGACATATATCCAAAGACTTCAAAGCGAGTTCGGGATTGTTGATGATCTTCTCCGCCCTGCTTATCAGAGCCTAGCGGTAGCAACCCGCGATTCTGCTGAATCACAAAGATTGCTTAATCTTGCTTTAGATATTTCAGCATCAACTGGCAAAGACTTAGGGTCAGTCACAACCGCCTTAAGTCGTGCCTTCTTGGGTAATAACACAGCTCTTACTCGTTTAGGCGTAGGAATATCTAAAGCAGACCTAAAAACTAAATCTTTTAAAGAGATTACAGATGATTTAAGTCAAACCTTTAAGGGTTCAGCTAAGGCAGCTTCAGATACTTTTTCAGGATCAATAGCGAAGTTAGGTGTAGCTGCTGCCAATGTCCAAGAAATTATAGGCACTGGCCTTATTGATTCTCTAAAAACTCTAGGCGGTAACACAACTGTTAATGACCTTGCAGACGATATGGAAAGAGCGGCAACTAACTTAGCCGATTTTCTGCGTGGCTTAGCACAGATTGGCACATTCGAGATAAGTGGCAAAACAAAGTCTTTCTTTGAATTATTGCTTACACCATTTCAGCGTTCTTTATCTGCTGGCCCACTAGGTGCAATCACAAGAATTGGCGCAACTTCCCGTAGAGCCAGTGAAGTGGGTGCGCAAAAGAACCCAATCCAATCAGGCTCATATTTAACTAATCAGACCAAAATAACTAAACTGACTATAGCCCAGACCAAAGCAGCTCAAGATCAGTTAAAACTGGCTAAGGCTAAATCAATCTTTGACCTCCAGAAGATACAGATTGAAGCTGCCCTCAAGGGTAAGATTTCAGAAGAAGATCGTATTCGTCTCAAGCTAATGCAGGCTATTGAATCTGAGAACATTAGCCAGATTGAGAAATACACAAAACTATTAGATGAAGCTCAAAAGAATACAGAGAAGTTAGTTAGCACTCTACAAGGCATTAAGCCTCTTGATGACATCTTCAAGAACTTTAACTTTATGTCTGTCAAAGAGCAGTTAGCAAGCCTTGAAACTTACTTTAAGAACTTTGCTGGCTCTGCTGCATCTGCCTTTAATTCTTTAGCCGCATCTCAGAGAGCTGCTCTAGGTGGTTATGTGCCATTCGTAGGGGCAATCAATGCATCTCTTGGCATTACTTCTAATGGTGGAGCTACTACATCTATGCCATCAACAGTAGGCTTGGGAACTAGTGGCACAGGCAATCAACTGCCAACAGGTGTGACTATTAACAACAACATAAACACAGGTGTTGGAGACCCTAACGCCATCGCAGAAGCGATTGAAATTGTTATGGTTGAAGCAATTAACCGAGGCACTATTAGAAACAATGTGTTGAACGTAATATGACATGGCTACCAGAATGGCGTGTGACAGTAGGTGATGATGTTTATACGACTGTCACCTCTGTTTCCTATGCCACTGGTCGGCTAGACATTGATCGTCAATGCACAGCAGGTTACTGCCGAGTAGAAATCATCAATAGCACTGGGGCAGATTTTACAATTAATGTCACAGAGCCTATTACTTTAGAGCTAAAGAACTCCTCTGGGACTTACATAACTGTATTCAGTGGCGAGGTCTCAGACTTCTCGATTGGTGTTAGAAGCCCAGAGGAAACTGGCTACATTACAACAGGCACAATCTTGGGCATTGGTTCACTGGCTAAACTGACTAAGGCTATCTATAACACAGCCCTAGCAGAAGGATTAGACGGCGCACAGATTGCAGCCATTTTGGGTGCAGCTTTGAGCCTTAATTGGAATGAAGTTACCCCTACTGTTACTTGGGCTACTTATCCAGCTACAACCACTTGGAATGAAGCTGAGTCTTATGTAGGCACTATTGATTCAGGCTTCTACACAATGATAAGCCAAGCGGCATCTGCTACTGCTAAAAGCCAGAGCCTAGTAGATCAGATTGCCAATAGCGCACTTGGCCAGATTTATGAATCAGCATCAGATGGCCTAGTTAATTATGATGATGCAGACCATCGCTCAGACTATCTTGCAGACAATGGCTACACCTACCTTGATGCAGCTTATGCAACTCCTAGCAGTATTACTTCCCAGACACAGATTGGTCGCATCCGCAATAGCCTTATCTATAAATACTCTACAGCCTATGGCTCAACCTACAGTGCCTCTGATAGCGACTCTATTGCCTCTTACGGCCTCTATGAGAAGTCTTTTGAGTCCAACATTAAGAACCTTGCCGACATCACTGACATTGCCACTAGAGAGCTTAATCTACGCAAAACCGCTAAAGCCTCGCTAGGAGCGATTACCTTTAGACTAGATAACCCAGACATGCCATCTGCCATGCTTGATGATCTGATTGGCATCTTTTTTGGTGAGCCTGTCCTAATTGAGAATCTGCCTTCTAACCTTTTGGGTGGCACATTCGAGGGCTTTGTGGAGAATGTAGCCCTACGCGCTACCCCTACTTTTGTGGATTTAACCCTTTACATCACAGCTACAGAGTTCTCACTCTCAACGACACAATGGGAAACAGTTTTGCCTAGCACAATTACATGGGCAACTACAAATGCTACACTTATCTGGAACAACGCGACAGGAGCACTAAACTAAATGGCAACGAGCCCAATTTATAGCTGGCCAGAGCCAGATAACACAGACCTTGTAAAAAATGGTGCGTTAGCAATTCGCACCTTAGGTGATGCTATTGACACCACTATGGGAACAATGGTTGCTAAAACCATCATTGACGCTAAGGGCGATCTAATAGCTGGTACTGCTGCTGATACTGCACAACGCCTCGCCGTGGGAAACAACGGAGAAACTCTCGTAGCAGATAGTTCCACTTCTAGCGGATTGCGCTGGCAAGCGCCAGTCAATGCCAATCCATTATTAAACTCAGCATTTCAAGTTTGGCAACGCGGTACATCTTTTACTGCAACAAGTGTCTATACTGCGGATAGATGGTATCGAGACGGAAATTCTGGCAGAACTTTTAGCCGTCAAGTAACTAACGACACAACCAATTTACCTTTTATCCAATACTGCCTTCGCGCTCAACGCGATAGCGGAAATGCCAGCACTAGCGTTGTGCAGATTGGTCAATCACTCGAATCGGTAAATTCAATTCCTTATGCTGGTAAAACAGTTACTTTTTCTTTTTACGCTCGCGCTGGTGCTAACTATTCAGCAGCAAGTGGTGCTTTGGCTTATTCTGTAAGAACTGGAACTGGAACAGACCAGAATTTATTCTCTGGTTATACAGGTCAAGCAATACCTATTAACACCAGTGCTACCTTAACGACCACTTGGCAGCGTTTTACGGCCAGTGCGACTCTAAGTGCAAGCGCAACGGAATTAGGCGTGTTATTCGAATTTACACCAGTCGGCACGGCTGGAGCAAATGATTACTTTGAAGTAACTGGCGTACAGTTAGAGGTTGGTTCAGTAGCCACACCATTTAAGACTTATGCTGGAACTATTCAAGGAGAATTAGCCGCTTGTCAGAGGTATTATTACCGAGCAGTTGCAGACACCGCTTATGGTTCTGTTGCTCCTTATGCTGTAGCAGCGAGCAGTAGTGGTTTTATTTCAATGATCCAACCACCAGTAACAATGCGAGTCTCACCAACAAGTATTGATTTCTCAACATTGGCTTTTGTTAATTATGCAGATACTTTGTATGCTGCATCATCTTTGACTTTACCTGCAAATAATAATAAGCAAGTTATTTTAGTTTCTGGTTCAATGACTGGGGCAACCGCAGGACACGCAGGACGTTTAACAGGTAACAATTCAACAGCCGCTTATCTCGGCTTTAGTGCGGAGTTATAAAAATGGAAAATGTCACTTTTATTACAGACAATCAAGGCACAGAACACGCAATTATTGACCGAGGAAACGGAGAGTTTACCTCAATGCTTAAATCAACCTATGAGGCTATCCAAGCGGAACAATCCACACCAATGGTTTCAGATGAAGCCCCGTCTATCTAAAGCTGCTATCCAGTTAAGGGAACAGTTAGATGATTCCTTCCCAGATCGTGACAGGGCATCGGATGGTTGGGTCGGTGATACCCGACACGCTGCTCGCAAGTCTGATCATAATCCAGATGAGCAGGGCTGGGTTCGTGCCATTGACATTGACGCAGACTTATTCGGTGCAGGAGTCAAACCGCATATCATGCCAGACCTTGCAGATCAACTTCGAATCAGTTGCAAGTCTAAGACAGAAAAGCGCATCTCGTACATTATATTTAACGGCAAGATTGCGTCTCCCATCCTTAACTGGAAGTGGCGCAAATACACAGGGGCTAACAAACACACTCACCACATGCATGTCAGTTTTAAGAAAGAAGCTGACTTACTGGGTGAGTTTTATTCGATACCTATGTTAGGCGGAAACTAATGAATATGAAGAACCCTTATGTGCTTACTGCTGGAGCTTTCCTATCAGCTTGGGCTGCAACTAATTTCGCAGCAGATTACCGAGCAATCCTTTGGGCAGTTCTTGCTGGTGTGTTTGGATATGCGACCCCTAAAAAGTGACACAATCCGATTTCTTCACGCTATACCTAGCAACACTGGCAATCATCGGTGGTCTGTCAGGTTATGTAATTACTCATCTGTTGTCTGAGATTAAAAGACTCAACACGCGAGTCGATGAAATCTACAACATCTTACTAGACAGGTAACATTCTGCTATGGCAAGAAAAGCAACTAAGGCTTTAGAGGATCAAGGTTACTCAGCTCTCGATGCTTATTGCATCGGAGTCTATGAGTATTTTTGCAGTCTTAAAAGGGCAGGCTTCAAAGAAGATATAGCCCTGTTTATGATTACTGAGCCTCAGTCTTATCCTGCATGGATATTGCCAGACCCAGTCGATCCAAACAGGTTCGGCGATTACGAAGATGAGGATGATGACTAGTAGCCAGAAGAAAAGGTATCTGGTCATTTCCGACCTTCAGATTCCCTTTCACCATGAGCAAGCGGTTAAAAATCTAATCAAGTTAGTCAGACGAGAGAAGTTTGACTTAGTATTAAACACGGGCGATGAGCTGGATTTACAGGGGCTCAGCCGTTGGGCAGTGGGCACGAAGCTGGAGTGGGAAGGTACCCTAGATGCTGACAGAAGCCTTGCGCAGGATATTCTCTATGAACTTGGCACAACAGATGTCACTAGAAGTAATCACACAGACCGCTTATACAGCACACTACTACGCGCACCTGGCCTCATCGGATTGCCCGAGCTTGAGTATCCCAAGTTTATGGACTTCAACGGGCTTGGAATCAGATTTCATAAAAGACCATTCGAGTTTCATAAGGGATGGGTCTTAGTCCATGGCGATGAAGGATCGATGAATAGCAATGCTGGACTCACAGCTCTAGGGCTGGCTAAGAAGTTTGGCAAATCTGTGGTTTGTGGTCACACGCACAGGGCAGGCATTAGTGCCTTCACAGAGGGCATAGGAGCCTCATACAGGACTCTTTGGGGCTTAGAGGCAGGAAATGTCATGGACAAGAAGAAAGCCTCTTATCTTAAGGCTGGGAGTGCTAACTGGCAGATGAGCGTAGCAGTCATAGAGACTCATGGAGACCGCGTTAGCCCAATGCTAGTGCCTATAAACAAGGATGGGTCATTTACCCTTTATGGACGACTTTACGCTTGATGTAGTTCGCACCATCGACACGATGATTGACGAGGCAGATTCGTTACCATATCGTTATCAAAATGTCCGCTAATTAGTCTGAACTCTATGTCACACTAACACTGTAGCCAATCGAGGGCATTGGCACAGATAGGTACAAAATGAGCAACAATGACAAGCTGCTAATTATCTGCCTTATAGGGGCAGGTATTAGCTTTATTATATGGGCGTTACAATCCTACAAAGAAGCCTATGATCGCGGACATCGCGATGGTTGGCATAAAGGCAGAGCTGTGAATCGCTCAGAGTTCTGGTCAGAATGAAATATCAGGAGATTCTACAGAGTGCAACCGACATCATTCAAGATCGTGGTCTCAACGACTACGGCCACCCAGCAGATAACATGCAACACGCAG